CCCCAGCAGCCCGCGCCCGCCCAGCAGCCCGCGCCCGCCCAGCAGCAGCTGGACGTGTACGACGAAGACATCCCCTTTTAGGGAGCCGGGCGTGCAAGTCCTGGACTCGCTGATTGACGGGCCGTTGAGGCTTCGGAACCGCAGGGAGGGCGACGAGCTCATCGGCATGATCGTCCGATACCTGCGGACCGGTGAGGAGCCGGAGCCTCGCACGGACGCCCAGGAGGCCGTGCTGATAGCGATTCGGCCCGTCATGGAGACCTCGCGCTCGCGCATCGTGGCGGGAGGCAACGGCGGGAGCAAAACGCCAAGCAACGGCGAAAGCAAACGCGCAAGCAAAACGGTAAGCAAAACGCCAAGCAAACGCACAAGCAAAACGCCAAGCAACGGCGAAAGCAACGATGCGAGCAAACGCGCAAGCGAAGAGGAAGAGGAAGTAGGAAGAGGAATTAAGGAAGAGGAGAGAGGGAAGAAGGCGCGTTTCCGCGCCCCCTCCCCCGCCGAGGTGGACGAGTACGCCAGAAGCTACGCGGCCTCCAAGGAACTCGACCTCGACTCGACCGACTTCGACCCCGAGCGCTTCGTCGACTTCTACGCCCAGAAGGGCTGGATGGTCGGCAGGACGCGGATGAAGGACTGGAGGGCCTCGGTGCGCAACTGGGTGCGCACATCGAAGCCGAGGGAAGGAAAACGGGAGGTGAACGATGCCGGAGACGATTTTTCCAAGTACGACTGAGTGCCCGCACTGCGGCGCGGCGCTCAACGCCCGCTACACGCAGCTGGGCACCAGGCGCCTGTTCTGCGGATACGAGCAGTGCGGGTGCGAGGGGGCCGTGGCGGAGCGCGAGGCGATCGCCGCGCGTGAGCGGTACGAGGCCGAGAAGGCCGTCGCCGAGAAGCGCAGGCGCGGCCTCGTCCGCGCCGGAGTCCCCGAGCGGTACCTTGACCTCGACCACCCCATGGCCGACGAGCTGGCGTCAGCCATGGAGGGCGGGCAGTGGCTCTACCTGTGGGGCGACGTCGGGACGCGCAAGACCACCTGCGCCGCCGCCGTCGCGACGCGCCTGCACGACAGGGGCAAGTCGCCGCTCATGGTGCCGATGTACCGGGTTCTCGACGAGATCCAGCGCAGCTTCCACGACGGCGGAGACCCGCTGAAGCGCTACGCGGAGGCGGGCTACCTGCTCATCGACGACCTGGGCAAGCGCAGGCCCACGGGCTTCGTGCTCGACAGCCTGTTCCAGCTCATCGACCAGCGCTACTCGTCCATGAGGCCGACGCTGGTGACCACGCAGTACAGGCCGAGCGACCTCGTGCGCAGGCTCGCCGAGCAGGGCGACGCCGACACGGCGAAGGCCATCGTCTCGCGGCTGCGCCACGGGGCGAGGGTCGTCGAGTTCGACGGCCCGGACGGGAGGCTCTCATGATCCTCGACGCCGGCCTGCTGAGGGGATGGCCGAAGGAGCGTGCCGAGCTGTACGGCAAGCCCCACCTCGGAGCCCGCTACACGGGTGGGCGCTCCTACGAGCTGACGCAGCCCCGCTGCTGCGTGTGCGGCAGGCGTGCCACCAACTGCCACCACGTCGCGCAGCGCAGCTGGGGGCAGGAGTTCCGCCTGGTGACGCCGAACGGCACGTGGAACCTGAAAAGCCCGCTGTTCGCCCTGTGCGGCAGCGGCACGACCGGGTGCCACAACAAGTTCCACGGCGGCGCGGGGCTGAGGGCCGAGTGGCGGTGGCGCTCCGATGTGTACGAGGAGGCGTGGTGGACGGGCCAGCTCCTGCAGGTCTACAGGCCGCACGACCCCGGCCTCTACGAATACGGCTACTGGGCCATAACCGACCGATACGGAAACGAGATCATCCGAGAGGGGAAATGACGATGGAGGTCATCAACTGCGAGCAATACGTGCTCGCCGAGCTGGACTGCGAGAAGCGCCGAAACGAGCGCCTCGTGGCCGAGAACGACAAGCTGGCCGAGCAGCTCGACGCCATGACGAAGCGGGCCGAAAGCTATAAGGAGGCCCTCGACCGACCCAAGACGCCCATCGAGGTGGTGGCCGACGAGGTCATGCGCCAGGAGATGCTGACACGCTTCTCCTACGCAGAAGTGACGGACGTGAAGGACCTGTACACCGGAAAGCTGCTCGACTTCGACGAGTGGTGCCACCAGGCGGTGCGCCTGAAGACGCTGCCGGACGACATCAGCGAGGAGGAACTCATCAGGTTCATGAGCGACGACCTCCGCACGCTCTACGACCACGAGGTGCACAAATGCACCAAGCGGAAAAGGTGCTCCGCCGACGTCGAGGTGCTCACCGACGAAAGGATTGAGACCGTTGGCAACCGAGATTAACCCGCTCATCATCCCGTTCGACAGCCTGCTGGTGACGAGGAGCAAGCGGGAGTACCGCGAGACCGTTCGGGGCTGGGGCGAGGAGCCGTGCGAGCTCGAAGGCCTTGACGGCGCGACCACGGCGGTGCGCGGCAAGGGTCTCGTCATCTGGGTCAGCAAGAAGCTCAAGGGCTGCGACCTCTACGGGCTCGCCGCCCACGAGGCGACCCACGCGGCTTGCGACATGCTCGACATGATCGGCGAGGACGAGCCCGCCGCCGAGGAACTGGCCTACATGGTGCAGTCCATCACCACGGGCATCATCATCGCCTGCGAGGGGGCGTGACGATGGCCGACCCCAAGGTGCTGCGGAAGACGCAGCTGCTGCGCCTGCTCGTGAACGAGCTGTGCGACAGCATCGAGGCCCGCGAGGCCAAGGAGTCGAACCTCCATACCTACCCGAGATTCGGCTACTGCGGCCTCGAGGACGGCCAGGGCAAGACCCAGATACAGAACGACATACGCAGGTGCAGGAGAACGCTCCTCGACCTGTGGAAACTGATCGGGAGGCAGTGAAGATGGCTAGGAACGTCTACGGCGGCTACTGCCGCGAGTGCGGCAGATGGACGCCTCCAGGCTTCGGGCATTTTGAGCGCCGGGGCCGAAAGTGGCTCGTCCACTGCGTCAAATGCGCAAGTGGGCGCGAGCTGCCGCCCGAGGGAGACCAGGCGGCGCAGGAAATGCAGAAGCACATCCAGAACATGAAGCGCGATGGGCGCTACGGAAAGAGAGGATACCGATGAACGACACCAAGAAGAACCAGACGACCGATGAGACCGCGACCGTGAAGAAGGCCATGATCTCCCAGCCCATGGCTGGCAAGACCGACGAGGAGATCGCCGCCACGCGCGACCTCGCCGTGGCGAAGCTGCGCCAGATGGGCTACGAGGTCGTGAACACGCTGTTCACCGACGAGTGGTACAGCGACGAGGCCATGGAGGAGCGCGGCGTGGTGCAGGTCCCGCTGTGCTATCTCGCGAAATCTCTTGAGAACATGAGCTTGTGCAACATGGCCTACTTCGTGAAGGGCTGGGAGGACGCCCGAGGCTGCAGGATCGAGCACGAGGCCGCCGAGGCCTACGGGCTGGAGGTGCTCCATGAGTAGCGCCGACACGCAGACGTTCAGCGTGGCGATGGCGCGGTTTCTGAAGGCGTTCAGCGATGTAGTCGAGACCGTCGCCGAGGCCCTGCGCGAGTGCATCGCCCGCGGGTTCAGGGACGCAGACAGAATCGTGAGGAAGCTCATGAAGGCGCTCGACCCGAGGTTGCAGCGCCGCCGCCGTCGCGCCCTCGCCCGCTCGCGACGCAACAACCTGTACCTGAAGAGCATCGGGAGGTGCCGATGAATAAGCCACGAAAGCAAGGAAAGGGGCATCCCAAGCGCCCGGTCATCCGCGAAGACGGCACGAGGTTCGACGGCATCGGTGAGGCCAGCCTGTCGGCCTACGGCTCGTTTGGCTTCGAATCGAACATCAGAAGATCCATACGAACCGGGTGCAGGGCTGGCGGGTACCGATGGAAATGGGCGGACGAGGAGCAGGAATGACCGACAAATACGTGTTTAACCCGGACATCCACGAGGACTGGACGCCTCCCGCGCACCGGTGCGGGAACTGCGCCCACCACGAGCACGAGGTCGTCGAGGTCGAGCGCATCGCCAAGGACGGCAGCGAGCTTGCTGGGCCGACCGAGGGCACGTGCTGCTACTGCACGCATGACGGCAAGCACTTCATCACCGGCGACAACGACCACTGCGGCTACTGGGAGGCGGCGGAATGACGAGACACGTGCTGAAGGTCGACTTTAAATACGCCAATGCCATCCTGAACGACAAGAAGTCGTTCGAGGTGAGGAAGAACGACCGAAACTTTATGGTCGGTGACGAAATCGTGTTCAAGGTCCTCATCGACAAAGGCAGCTACGCCGGAGCCGAGGCAGTGCACCCGCTCAACGGGATTGTCTACAGGATCGACTACGTGCTCAATAACTTCGAGGACCTCGCGCAGAAGTACGTCGCCTTTAGCATATCGAGGGAGGGATGATGGCAACTATCGAAATGCCCAAGGGCGTGACCCCATTCACGATCCCCGAGTATGCAACGCCCAACGAATGGGCCGAGGCTTTCAACGTGAGCCTGAGGACCGTCTACAGGATGTGCAAGGACGGGGAGCTAATGACCGTGAGGACGCCCGGCAGCATCCGCATCTGCCGCGACATGTCCTTTGTGCTGCTGGGGCTAGATAGGTGATAGCAATGGCGAATATCGAGTTACCAAAAGATGCCGAGGGCCGCGAGATTCCGCTGGACACCAAGGTCTTGTACAACGAGGACGGCAAGTGTTTTAAGGTCAACCGCTTTACCTATTCTGTGGTACAGACGATGCCCGGCCTAAAGTGGGGCGTCGTGTTCATGGATTGCCGATATGACTATTGCAGCTCCTTCTACCTCACGCCACCGGAACCTCCCGACACTTGGGAGGAGCTGGAAGAGGACTTGGGCAGGGGCGCGGACGCGCTGAATTACGAAGCCTGCGCCTATTTTGGCAAGAGTGCGTGCGACTGCTCATTGTGCATCGCCGACAAAGGCGGAACCTGCGAAAGGGTTGCCATGCGCGACATTCTCACCCGCATCCGCAAGCTGAGGGGTGAGGGCGAATGAAGGCTAAGCGCAATATCTACCTAGTCATGGACTACGGGGGCGATGAGATCAACCCGTGGGACCTGCCGTACATGGCGTTCGACGATGAGCAGCTCGCCGCACACTGCGTTGAGAAACATAAGGAGCGAATGACGCTTGCTCCGGGCGAGGAGCCTATGTGCAACTGGGACCTGTATGACTTTTCCGCCGTCTGCACAATCCCGTTTCTCGTTGATGAGCAGACCTGTCAAAACGTCTACCGCGGCACCAGCAAGAACGGATTCGAGTGCTCCGTGTGCGGCGACAGAGTGGAGGATGCCGACGAATACGACATCTCGGGAACGTTCAACTTCTGCCCCTGCTGCGGTAGGAAGGTGGTGCAGCGATGATTGTAATCGAGAAGAGGGACGTGCCCGAGGACTGCACGACATGCCTGTACTACCGCTTCAACGGGTGCGCCAACGCCGACCGCCAGAAGGACTGGATGCACTACCGCATGTGGAAGGGGCTCAAGCAGTGCCCGAGCTGGTGGCTCGACCAAAACCGATTCGAGAGGGCGTGACGCGATGGCGACCGAATACGTTTTGGACGCCGAGAAGATCGCCCACTGGAGAATCGACCACCACGTGCCGCTCAAGCAGCTGGCGCGTTCGGCCGGCGTCAACCTCAGCAGCCTGAGCCATGCCATCCGCGACGGCAGGGAAGTGAAGATGAACCTGCTGCTCAATCTGGCGGAGGCGATGGGCGAAGACCCGCGCGACATCGTGAAGAAGAAAGACGGGACGAACGAAAAGACGGAGAGGCGGTGACCGGCATGGATGATAGCGAGATTCCCGAGCGTTGCGGGGCGTGCTATGCCGCCGAGTCTTGCGGTGGAGACAACCAGCGCCGCAAAAACGGCTGGAAGGACTGCCAGTTCCCGTCTTTCCAGATTGGCCCGCCACGGATCTCAATCAATCCGTGGCAGTTCGAGGGTTTTTTGACGCCCGCGGGTGAGTACGGGCAGATTACGACAAGGAGGGGGGCCTGATGGCGGGATATGAACCGGAAAGCGGCTGGAACCTGCCGCCGGGGTGCTTCGAGGGCGACCCCGGCGCACCGTGGAACAGGGAGGAGCCGAGGACCTGCGGCGAATGCTCGCACCTGCTCGAGGGATGCTGCGACTACGGCATCTGCGAGCTCGAGTTCGAGGAGGCGTTCGAGAGCGACCCGAACGTCGGGACGGACGACCCCGGAGCCGAGTGGCACGCGGCGTGCTGGGCTCGCGACTGGATCGTCGACCACTATAAGGACATGCAGGAGGACACGTGCGAGCGATGCGACTGCTGACCGCCTCGGCGCTCGCCCTCCTGCTCGGAGTCCTGGCCGTCGAGGCCTGGACCGTTCGGATGCTCGCGACGGGGCTGGCCCTGCTGGCCCTGCTCGCCTGCGGTTAGGGGGCGTTCTTGAGAAACGTCAACTGGGGCTGCCTGCTCGTCCTGGCGGCGGCCCTGATCATTGATGCGGTGGCGGTGTGGGCGGCCGTGTCGCTCGCCCGCCTGTTGATTGGAGTTTGATATGCAGGATTGCGTTATCGTCGGCAGCGTCGCCACGTTCGACGGAGTGAGGCCCGACAAGGAGCAGGCGCTGAAGGTGCTCGAGGAGGCATCCGAGGTCTACAGTGCCTGGCAGGCGTGGAGCGAGTACCCGGACGCGGAGGTCAAGGGCGAATGCGCCCAGGCGGTGATGGAAGAGTGCGCCGACGTCATCCAGGCGACAGCGAACCTGGCAAAAGCCATGGGGTGCGACGACATGCGCCTCGACATGATGGATTGCGAGGACAGGAACCGCGCCCGCGGGCGCATCACCGGCGAGAGGCCCTATCCCCATGCCTGCGGGCGCGAGGGATGCAGGCGCTACGTTTTCGTGCCGGTGCCATCGCCCCGTGGGGTTCTGGGCAAGCTCAAGGCCAAGATCGGGGGCTTGAAGTGAACCGGATGCAGAAGGTAATCGCCGCGGTCGTGTATATCGGAAGTATCGTGGCGGTATCGTTGCTCGTTATCGGTACCTGTTCCCTGCTCCTTCGCTGGGTTGCCGGTATCTGGGGCCTGATCTAGAGCCCTGAAGGCATAAGAAAAGGCCCCTAGAATCGATTCTAGGGGCCTTTTTGCTATCGGTGGTACTCGATGCCCTCGGTTATGGGTTTCTCGGCTGCTATGGCCTGCTGAAGCTCTTTCCTAGCATCCCTCAAGATCTTCAACAGCTCGGCCCACTGTTTCGGCTCTCGTGTTTCCATCGCTAGCCCTCCTCGTCGATTCTCGTGGTCCCCGGCACGACCTCGCACCAACCTGTGCAGCCGTTCCGCCTGTGCCATGCGGTTACGGCGTCCTCCTCATTTGCCTTGCTGCCCGCCCTGTGTGTCGAGTAGTAGCTGTGCTCCCTCTCGTAGATGCCGCCGCAGCCTCCGTCGAAGCCGCCGCTGCATCTTATGGTGCAGGCGTATCTCCTTGACTTGCGCATTGCGCTCTCCTTAGTTGTAGGTGTCGCATATGCTCGGGGTTCCGTCCCATAGGATCAGGGTTCGGTATCCCATGTGGAGCTCGGGGCGGTTTCCGTCCCGCGTCGAGTCGTGGAGCTTGAGGCGCTGCCCTCTCTCGCTCCTCTCCCTGCCCATCCATGGGTCGCTGGTGAAGCAACCGGGCACGGGGAGGTACTTGCGCTCCCACCCGTAGGGGTCTGCGCATCCCTCGAACGTGCCCTCTATGGGCCTGATCGTCGCTGTCTTCGCTGTGGCCCTGATGGTCTGGTAGAAACTGCCCTCGCACTCGAAAATATCGCCCGGCTTTACCTTCATCGTCTGCCCCTCTCTAATGATCGGGGCAGAGCCCGTAGCCCTGCCCCTGTGCTGTCGCTATGCCGGGAGGAGGTTGCCCCTCGGTGCCTCCACGCGGCGGCTCCTCACCGCGTCGCGGCCCTGCTGCATCCCTCGGCTTATGCTGTCGCTGTTGGAGGCCCGGAGGCCCCTCCTGCGGGAGTCACGCAGGCCGAGGCCGTCGAAGTAGTCCTCGACCTCCTTCGGGCAGACGATCATCAGCTCGAAGCACTGCTTCTCGAGCTCCGCCCGCACCCCGGCGACGAACCCGATGACGAAGTTCGAGTAGGCGTCCGGGTCGGTGTAGGCGAAGTCCTGGTACTCGCCGGCGAGCCTGTGGCAGACCTCGAGCAGGTTCGTGTAGACGATCTCGGCCGCCTCGCTGTCGGCCTTGTAGCCGACGAAGTGGAACTCGTACTTCCGCGCGGTCACCCGGTGCTGGTAGACCTTGCACCTGAAGTTGTCGGCGATCGCCAGCGCGAGGCTCGGAGCCCAGGCCTTCGAGGTGCTCCCGGTCGTGGTCTCGGCCACGCGCCTCACCTCGTCGGCAAGCTCCCACTCCTCCACGTCGTTGTCCGCGATGAGCTTCTGGGCCTTGAGGGCGAACTGGATCGCCTCGGCCTCGTTGCAGCCGTTCTCGACGCTGTGCTCGCGAAGCTTCTTGATCTTCTCGATGATCCTCTCTCGCTCCATCTTGTAGCCTCCTTAATGGGAGGGGCTAGGCCCCTCCCGGTAGTAATCTGTTACTTTTCCCAGAGGTAGCCGAACGCCTCGGCTATCCTGGGAACCTCGGTAACCTTCTTGGGTGTGAAATTGGTCTCGCGCTCGAAGCAGTTCAGGCCGTATTTGCGGTTGATCTCCTCAAGCTCTGCCAGGTTGAAGTAGCCCATCTCGGGGACTGCCCCGAAGACGAACCCGAACATGTCGCCGGTCTCCTCGTCGTACTCGGTGGCGTAGAAGTCCCAGCCGTTGAAGCAGCTGAACCAGTGGCCGTAAACCACGGTCTCGGCCTTCTTGCCGTCTTGCGAGTAGAGCGGCGGGAGCTTCTTCTGAAGCTCTTTCGTGAGTAGCTTCTGCATGGTATGATCTCCTGTGAGTTGTTGTGGGAGGCCCCTTCTCGGGGCCTCCTGCTTGCTTTAGGCTGCTTGCTCTGCTGGTCTGATGGGGTTCGTTTCGCCGATGTTCCAATCAATGGCCTTGGCGTTCTGCCACTTGCCCTGATTGTCTATGTAGTAAAAGCCATGCTTGCCGAAGTACTTTCGAACCTTCAAAGCCCCGGACTCGATGCCATCGGCTATGACCTGCTTTCGAAGGTCCTTCACCATGTAAATAATGGCCTCCTCGTCGCTGTTGGTCTTGAATGCCTCGGTGATCTGTGCCAGCCAGTTATCGCAGGCCCTCATGATCTCCACCTGCTCGTAATCGGCTCGGGGGATCTCGTTGATAGCCCTGTGCTTCGTGGCCTCGACTGTGTACCTTCCCAAGCTCGGGTAGGCCATGTACTCGTTGACCAGCTTCAGGGCTGTGGCGAGCTCGAGGCCATCCTTTCGGCCCTGGGGGCCTTTCCTGAAGTATCCTCGGGCTCTCATGCCCTCCACAATGGCCAGGATCGTGTGGTTGCTGACAAGCTGACCACCTACCATCAGATCCAAAGATTGCTGCTCTGCCATCTTGTAACCTCCTCTATTCGGTTCTGAAGCTGCTTTGTTAGCCCTGTGGGCTGTTGTGCCCTCATTGCTGACAAGGACAATATACAGCAAAAACTATTCCCCTATTGCAGGTAATAATTATTGCCCTACTCTTCATAATTCCTACATATATAATACTTGCCCTACAGCTATATGAATTGCTATATAATCTGCTGAAGATCTGACAGGGAAGGAGGTTTCGAGTGACACCGACAGAAGCTTTGAGGGAGATGCTCGACCGATCCGACACGAGCATGTACGCGCTATCGAAGGCCATGGGCAAGTCGCCTATGTACATCAAGAACACGATCAAGCAGGGGTCGAACATCGGCTCCGCCACCTTGGCGGCGATGGCTTCTCACATGGGCTTTAAGCTGACGCTGAACGGGATGGGTGAACCCATCGAGATAACGGAGAGGAGCGAAGATGCCGACAGTGATCAAGGGCCAGCCGACTAGCGCCGAGATTCGTAGGCGCCTGAAGGACGAGGGACGGCCCGTCGTGCTGTCCTGCTCGCTCGGCAAGGACTCGCTTGCGGCATGGGTCGCGCTCGAGGACGAGGGTATCGAGGTCGTGCCGATCTACTACTGGTCCATCCCCGGCCTTCCGATGGTCGAGCAGAACGTGCGCACCATCGAGGGCGTGTTCGGTGTGAAGATCCACCAGTACCCGCACCCCAGGTGGTCGAGGACGCTCAACAACTGCGTGTTCCAGAGCCCGGCGCACACCGACGTGATCGAGGCCGCGAACATGCCCGTCTACAGCTACGACGACATGCGCCCCTACATCCTCGAGGACCTCGGCCTGCCCGAGGACACGTGGTTCTGCGACGGCGTGAGGGCCTGCGACAACCCGTACCGACGAGCGAGCCTGACCAAGCACGGCCTCATGAAGCTCAGCACGCGCAAGGCCTCGGTCGTCGCCGACTGGACGAAGGCGGAGGTCATGGAGGCGATCGCCCGCAGGGGCATCGGCCTGCCGCCGGACTACGAGCTGTTCGGGCGCAGCTTCGACGGCCTCGACATGCGGTTCATGAAGCCGCTGCGCGAGCAGAGGCCCGAGGACTTCGAGGTCGTCAAGAAGTGGTACCCGTTCATCGAGGCCGACGAGAAGAGGTGGGCGCACTATGGGCTTTAAGTTCGAGAAGCCGCAGAAGGCACGCAGGGAGGCCAGGGCCGCCGAGGAGGCGCAGCTGACCGACCACCAGAAGAGCTACCGAGACCGCGAGAAGCGCGAGGAGAAGCGCTTCCAGATGGCCGTCGACTCGGGCTTCTGGATCTGCTTCTGCTTCCACGACGCGGAGGAGCGCGGGCGCTTCGCCGATTTGGTCAAGGCCGATGGCGAGGGCTGGACGTTCGGAGACCTCGTCCGCCCCGTGTTCGAGGAGCGCATAGGCCTCCAGAACAAGAGGCAGTTCAAGCCCAAGGAGCAGAAGGGCACGCCCGTGCCGAACCCGCTCGACTCGGTCGAGACCACCGACAGCCTCGAGGGCGACAGCTTCGCGGAGGCGGAGGCGATCCTCAAGGCGTTCGAGTCGCTCGAGGTCCTGCCGTACTACGAGAACGTCTGGAGCAGCGCGTACTACGTCGTGTGCGTGTTCCGCGACTCCGACGACCTCGAGAGCTTCATCAGGGAGTTCGCCATGGCGAAGTACGGAGACCTGTACATGGACGGCTCCAAGGTCCTCGAGGCACTCGAGGGCTAAGGCCAATCTCACGCGCATAGGAGAATGTAGGCGTCCTTCGGGACGCCTTTTTTTGTTCCCTAGAAACGAGAGGAGGCAGGCATGTTCGGTCGTATTCGCCGCGCAGCGGGAAACATCGCCAACCGAGTGCGCTCCGCGTTCAATCGCGGTCGCGGCAGCTCTTCCGGCCGCTCCTCCTACTAAGGGGGAACCCAGGGCCAGCGCGATCCTAGTGCGCTGGCCCTTTCCATCGACAGACCACACCAGAGAGGAGTGAACGAATGGCATCCAAGAGGGAGAAGCCCACGCTTCCCACCGATACCGACTGGCCGGCGGAGACCGTCACGTGGTTCAACGCGTGGCGCGACGACCGCTGCAGCGACCGCTGGGACGAGCGCCAGTGGCAGTACGTCATGGACACCGCCATCGTCCACGCCCTCGTGTACGGCTCAAACGACTTCGGGGCGCTCGCGGAGCTCGACAAGCGCCTGCGCTTCATGGGCCTGACCTTCGAGGACTAGCCCATGAACGACGGAAACCTGATCAAGCCGAAGCGCGACCAGACCCCCGAGCAGCGCCGCGCGGCGGCGTCGAAGGCGGGCAAGGCCGCGGCGAAGAAGCGACGCGAGAAGAAGGAGCTGCAGGAGATCGCCAAGACCGTCCTGCACATGCCGTTCGAGGGCACGGACGCCGAGCTGGACGAGCTGGAGGGCATGTCCTTCGAGGACTACCCGGACCGCAGGCTCACCGTGTCCGAGATAAGCGTGCTCAAGGTGGCGAAGAAGGCCATGCGCGGCGACATCGCCGCCCTGCAGTTCCTGCGCGACACCGCCGGCGAGAAGCCGGTCGAGAAGGTCGAGGTCGCCGCCGACGTGTCCGGCGCCTGCGAGGAGATCGGCAGGCTGATAGAGGCGAAGCGCAATGCCGACAAGGGCTGAGCTCATCGACCTCGTGTACGACTGCCCCGCCGAGATAGCCGTCAAGCTCGGGTACGACAAGCTCACGAAGCTGCACAACGACTGGATCAGGGAGATGGTGTTCGGCACCGAGGACGAGACGATCCAGGCGCACCGAGGCTCATTCAAGACGACGTGCCTGCACATCTCGTTCGCGTTCATCCTCGTGCTGTTCCCCGGCGAGCGCGTCATCTTCATGCGCAAGACCGACGACGACGTAGCGGAGGTCATGACGGCGACAGCCAACGTCCTCAGCTCCGGGTGGTTCCGGGCGCTCGTGCGGATGCTCTACGGCACCGAGCTGGTGCTGACCCGCGCCACGCAGTCGGCTGTGTCGACGAACCTCAAGCAGGGCGTGTCGGGCGCACCCCAGCTCCTCGGGCTCGGCTGCGGCGCCTCTCTCACGGGCAAGCACGCCGACAAGGTGTTCACGGACGACATCATCAACCTGAAGGACCGCGTCTCGGCGGCGGAGCGCGAGCGCATCAAGCTGATATACCAGGAGCTCCAGAACATCCGCAACCGAGGCGGGCGCATCTTCAACACGGGCACGCCCTGGCACAAGGACGACGCCTTCCAGCTGATGCCCAACATCCGCCGGTGGAGCTGCTTCGAGACGGGCCTCATGACCCGCGAGGAGATAGAGCGCATAAGGGAGCGCATGACGCCGTCCCTGTTCGCGGCCAACTACGAGCTGAAGCACATCGCCGACGAGGACGCCATGTTCACCAACGCGCGGTTCTTCGGAGACCCGGCCATGCTCCACGACGGAATAGGCCACATCGACGCGAGCTACGGCGGCGAGGACTTCACCGCCTTCACCTGCATCAGGGAGAGCGGCGGCATCTGGTACGCCCACATCCGCATGTGGCACAGGCACGTGGACGACTGCCTCGGGGAGATCCTGAAGGAGTGCAAGGCCCTGCGCATAGGCAGCATCTTCTGCGAGACGAACGCGGACAAGGGCTACCTGCGCAAGTCCATCATCAAGAGGGGGCACCCGTGCTGCGCCTACTCGGAGTCCGAGAACAAGTACATCAAGATCAGCACGCACCTGCGCAGCCAGTGGGCCAACGTCAGGTTCCTCGACTGCGACGGGTACCCGCTCGACGCGGAGGCCCTCAACCAGGTGCTCGACTACAGCGAGAACGCGGCGCACGACGACATGCCCGACTCCTTGGCAAGCGCCATAAGGCAGTGGCAGTGCAAGCCCGCGCTCAAGTTCTTCAAGGGAGGTATCTAAGTGCCACACGAGTTCCATTCGTTCTACTACGACCAGATGCAGCGTGAGCCGTCCACCGACGACTTCCGCCTGCCCGCCGGTACCGAGATGACCGAGGGGCTGCTCCAGCGCCTGGTCGACGAGTTCGAGCAGGACCACAAGCCGCGCTACGAGTACCTGGACAAGGTGTACGACACGCACTACGCGATCTTCGACCGGTCGTGGCGGAGGAAGCCCGACTACAAGCCGGACAACCGCCTGTCCGCCGACTTCTGCTACACCATCACGGACACGTTCGAGGGCTACTACATAGGCGTGCCCATGACGCTCTCGGTCAAGGGCGAGGACGGCGGGCGCAAGAAGGCAGTGGAGGCGTTCATCGCCGACTATACGGCGAGAAACTTCCAAGAGGACGTGGACGCCGAGCTGTCGGAGATGGCGTCGAAGTTCGGTCACGCATACGAGATGCTGTACCAAGACGACGAGGGTTTGCCGCGATCAATCGCGGTGTCTCCGCTCACTTCGTTCATGGTCTACGACGATTCCGTGCTGAAGCGCCCCATGTTCTTCGTCCGCTGGTTCTACGGCGACGACGGCGCTATCAAGGGCAGCTATTCCGATGCCCATGAGGTAGTGCCGTTCAGGCGCGGCGATGCCGGCCTGGAGTTCGGCGAGGCCGAGGGCCACAGCTTCGGCAGCGTGCCGGCCGTCGACTTCCGCCAGAACACCAAGGGGCGCGGCCTCTACGAGGGCGTGCTCTCCATGGTCGAGCAGTACAACGCGGTGCTGTCCGAGAAGGGCAACGACGTCGAGTACTTCAGCGACTGCTACATGGTCGTGAAGGGCAAGGAGCTCAACGAGGACGAGATAGAGAACATCCGCGAGAACAGGATCATCAACCTGTTCGGCGACTCGCTGGAGGGCCTCGACGTGCTGTTTTTGGCGAAGCCAAACGCAGACTCCGTGCAGGAGAACCTCATCAACCGCCTCGAGCAGCTCATCTTCAAGATGGCGATGGTGCCCGACATCACCTCCGACAGCTTCGTCACCGCCTCCGGCATAGCGCTCAAGATGCGCATGATGCCCATGAGCAACCTCGCCCGCAAGAAGGACCGCAAGTTCAAGCGCGGCGTGCAGGAGCGGCTGAGGCTCCTGGCCGCCTACCCGTTGAGCCAGGGCTTCAGCGGCGACGACTGGAAGTCGGTCGAGGTAACCATGCACCGCAACATGCCGGACGACCTGGAATCCGAGGCGGGCGTCGCCGGGCAGCTGTCCGGCATCGTGTCCGAGGAGACGCAGCTTTCCGTGCTCTCCTGCGTGAGCGACCCGAAGGCCGAGATGCGGCGCAAGCGCGAGGAGCAGGACGAGAAGGCAGACGCGATAAGCGGCGGCATGCCGACCAACAGGACGGCGCCGCGAGACGAGAACCAAGACGAGGAAGGGACGAACGATGAAGGTAGCGATCTATAACCGAGGCAGGCAGCTGGCAATCCGAGAGCAGCCGAGCGCCGACGCCGCGGTAATCGGCACCATCGGCAGCGGGTGCGCCGTGCGCGTCGAGGACGCGGAGCCCGGATGGCTCGAGCTGCTCGGCGGCGGGTACATCAACGCAGCCTTCGTCACCGTCGGCACGCTGATGGACGAGACGACGTACGCCGTCAGCGAGCGGTGGAAGGAGCCCGAGGAAAAGCCGGCCGAGCAGGAGGCCGCGACCGACGAGCCCGGGCGCGACGAGCCGGAGCCCGACGATGACGACACGCTGAAGGCCATGAAGCTCAACGAGCTCCGCGAGCTCGCGAAGGGAAGCGGCATCGCGCTGCCCAAGAACGCGACCAAGGCACAGATCATCGAGCTCCTGATGGGCAGCGATGAGTAAGCCGAACGACGAGTACTGGCGCGAGCGTAGGGACGAGTTCCTGATCCAGCTGGAGAAGGACGAGACGGCCCTGCGCGGGCGGCTCGAGAAGGTGTACGCCAGCGAGGCGGCGAAGCTCGACCGCCTCATAGCCGCCTACTACGCCAAGTACGGCGAGGACAAGGTCATCAAGTACCGCAGGCTGCTGCAGTCCATCAGCGCCGAGGACAAGGCCCTGCTCATGGAGCGCATGGACGAGTTCGCGCGGAAGTACCCGCAATACGCCGACCTCATGCCGGTGCGCGAGTCCATCTACCGGCTCAACGAGCTCGAGGCCATCCAGATGCAGATACGCCTGCAGCAGTACGAGATAGGTGCCATCGAGCGCACGGAGCTCGAACGCCACTTCACCGAGCAGGCGCGACGCGCGGCGAACATCGCCGCCGAGGAGCTGGGCTTCGGGAGGGACTTCTACGGCTACGACTCCGAGATCGTCAAGGCGACCGTCGGCGCGGCGTGGGCGTCCGGCGAGGACTTCTCCGCGCGGATATGGGCGAACCGCGAGAAGCTGGCGGGATACCTCAACGACGAGTTCTCGAAGCTGGTGGCACGCGGCGTCTCCTACGACGAGGTCTCGCGCGAGCTCCGCACGAGGCTGAACCACAGCGGCACGCGCACGGCGATGCGCCTCGTGTACACGGAGGGCACGTACCTCTTCAACGAGGCGCAGGCCAGAGTCCACGAGCAGGACTTCGACTGCTACGCGATCAGCTGCATCCACGACGGCAGGGCCTGCAAGGCGTGCCGGGACCTCGAGGCCTACCAGAAGCAGCACCCGGCCAAGCTGTCCGAGCGGATGCCCGGGACGAACTTCCCGCCGATGCACCCGTGGTGCCGCTGCTCCTACACCGTCGAGGTCGAGGACTGGGACGAGTGGATAGACAACTACGTGCGGAAGCGCGGCGGGGACTCGGCGACCCACGCGATGCGCCTGCGCTCCGACGCCATGGTGCGCGAGCCCGACACCACGTCGTTCCTGCAATCGCTCCAACGCGCCGGCTCGCTGCTGTCGGGCCTCGAGTTCAGGCTGAAGGGGCAGCAGTCCCTCGCGCGGAAGATACGCACGGACTCGTACAAGGACGTGGTGACGGAGCAGGAGGCGGCTGACGGCATCCACGACGTGCTGCGGTACACCTACAGCCTCCGGGCGGAGAGCTTCGCTGACGAGTTCGCCCGTATCAGGGCCGCGCTCGAGAGGGCGGGATATACTGTCGTCAAGGTCAAGAACACGCTGAAGGACACCGGAGTGACGTACCGCGGCGTCAACTGCCAGTTCGAGACGCCGGACGGCTTCAAGTTCGAGCTCCAGTTCCACACGCCCGAATCGCTGGCGCTGAAGGAGAACGAGCTGCACAAGCTCTACGAGGAGGCCCGGCTTCCCGATACCGACCCGAAGCGCAGGGCCGAGCTGGTACAGCGCATGATAGAGCTGTCCGACGGGCTGACGACCCCGCCGAATATCGAGGAGGTGCGCAAATGACCTACTACACCGACGAGTCGGGCAGGCGCGTCTCGCGCATCGACCTTGAGGCCGGGACCGCCGAGACCTACAACTTCACGCTCGGGCGATGGCACGACGACACGGAGCTGTGGGACGTGCTCATAGGCGAGCTATGGCTCGAGGAGATAGGCCGGGACGAGGCCGAGGAGATAATCCGCAGGCGCGACAAGGCAATCCACCGATAGAACCGAATACCCATCTCACCGCCACGGTAGAACGGAGCCCCCGCACGGGGGCTTTTCTTTTGCCGATTGGAGGAGACGTGGTCAGGGTCGAGTACATCACGCGCCGGGGATGCCCCGCGTGCGAGGCCTACCGAAAGGCGGTCATCGAACCGCTCGCATCCGAATACCCGGGGCAGGTGCGCGAGCACTGGGCATGGGACGGCCTCATGGAGAGGCTGAACAACTCGGAGCGCATAACGCGAGTCCCCATGGTGGTGCTCACGGACGACGGCGAGGAGGCCATGCGCTTCGCCGGGCTGCCGACGCTCGAGTGCCTCGAGGACGCGCTAGACCCCTCGTAGCGGCCGAATCTCACGCACGCGGGACACTAGCCGGGTCAAAGACCGACCGAGCGTTGAAGTCGCTAAAAGCCACGGCATCGGGCAGGCGTGGAACCCGCTAAAAGCTACGGAAACACGTGCAGGCATGAGCCACGAGAAACCTTATGGAGGGTGCGAAGACATGGCGAAAGACGGAAACCGACAGAAGTTCGCGGACATCGCGGGGGGCAACCAGACGCCGCCGCAGGGCGGAGGAACCGACCCCGCAGGCGACGGCACCGATGGAGCCGAGGGCGACGACGGCGAGGGCGGCGAGGGCGGCGAGCCCGGCGGCGATGGCGGCACAGACCCCAAGCCGGCAGGCAAGACCTACACCGACGACGAGGTGAACGCGATCGTCCAGCAGAAGCTCGCACGCGAGAGCAAGAAGCTCGAGAAGCGCATCCGCGAGGAGCTGGCGCGGCAGGCCGACGACAAGCGCAGCGAGGCCGAGAAGCTGGCAGGCATGAACGACCTCCAGCGTGCCCAGTACGAGCTGAAGAAGGCCCAGGGCGAGAAGGCCGCACTCGAGCGCCGCATCAACCTGTCCGAGCAGATGGGCGTCGCGCGTTCGGAGCTCAAGGCCGCGGGCATCGACCTCGGCGACGAGCTCCTGTCCATGTT